ACTTAACTGATCACGCCAGAAAGTTCCATCATTAGGGTTACTCCAAGTACCATATAGTATAGGTTTATAAACTCCATTTACTGTTTCTGCAAAATCTGATGGTTGAAGTTGTTGACCTTCTATAAAATAAACCTGAGCCATCTGACCCCTAAAAGCGTAGGCAGGGTTTGCACTAGAAAAGAAATGGCGCATACGAGCACCTATACATGGATGCTGTGGTTCGGAATGTTTTCCGATATAACCATCTCCATTTTGGCTAATACTAGGAGATCCATAATTTGATGCTGGTATTAACTCACCATTAACATAAATTTTCCATCTATTATCATTAGTACCTTGTTCACTATCAACTGCCCACATGATATGATACCAACCATTATCTCTATAATACCGATCAGTATCTACAAAGTTTGCGTGGCCATCATTACCAAAATATAATGTATCACCAGCCGTAAAGGCCATGAAACCTTCTCCATTAGAATTAGATCCTTGAGAGAAGAAACACTGATAAGCATCACCAAATGTATGTCTTTTTACCCATCCACTAAAAGTCCACTTCCGCATATTACCATTAGTACCTCTTCCAGTAGTTGCTGTAGATTCTTTCCACAGATAACTATCATTAAGATCAGTTGCATTAGAACCAAAATAAGTAGAATAAGCATCTAAGAATTCATCTCTTTGTGCTCCTGTTTTAATAGCCAGGAGCATCTGTGTAATAGCAATTCCCATGTTAAGTTAAACCTGCTCCTGAGACTACGAATGTATTATTACTACCCTCTACACATAGTAGAGTGCATGTTCCTCTTGATGCTAATGTTCTATCACCAGTTGATGCTGTAGTTCCATCAGTATAATGCATTAAGAAACCAGTACCATCAACAATAGTAATAGGACTTCCACCCCAATTATAAACAGTTATTGCATCACCAGTATTCCATGTAGCAGAATTATCAAATGTAACATTAGAATTTGTACTAATAAATTTACCTTTATCAGCAGTTACTGCTGTATAAGCAACACTCTTTTCATTTCTTGGGAGAGTTCTTACATTACCAGCAACATCTGATATAGTTCCTGCTGCTACTGTAAGATCACCAGCAGGACTAACAGTTAATTTATCCGACCAACTGTTACCAGATGTTTGGATTTTAAATACTCCACCATCACAACCAACAAAACATCTTGTAGAATCATCTGAATCATAAAGATCAATAAAAGCATTACCTCCAGTACCTTCAAATCTTGCGACTGTTCCAGCACCTTTTACATGGAGCTCACAATCTGGTTGTGTTACACCCATGCCAACATTTCCATTTTCATCTATAACAAATCTTGTAGCACTACTGTTCTCATCTCTTATAAAGAATCCTCTACCTTGAGCATAAACATTATCTCCACCACCAACTGCTAATCTCCATGTGTAGTTACTAGTTTGAGTATTTCTTAAATCAAGAACACCACCATTCGTAGCACCAGCAGAATATATAAAAGCACCAGCACCAGCACCACCAGTTACGACAAGAGCAGTATTAGGATTATTATCTCCTATACCAACATTACCAGTTCCTGTGATGCGAACTGCCTCCTCCATACTCCCACCATCAGGGCGAGTGTTGAATGCTAAATAACCAGCACGATTACCAGATGTTCCATTCTCTTTAGCACCTTTAATTGATGCATGATAACGACCTGTTGTTCCATCATGTCCATAGAATCTAAGAACTGCCCCAGTATCTGCTGCTCCACTAGTTGCAGAAGACTGTAAATTCAGAGTTGCTTCTGCAATAGGTTTAGTTGCATCTACTATCGTTACCTTTGAATCTGTATTACCATAGTCACCACCAATATTTACTTGACCTGTTCCTGTGATGTGAAGTGCTTCTGCCTGATTGGCTCCAAGAACAAGAGGTTTATTTGATGCTGTTCTAATTAAACCACCAGTAGCATTTGCTCTAAGTTGTAAATCTGTACTATCAGTTGTCTGAGTAATTTGAATAGTAGGTATTGTAGCTCCCTTAAATTCTCCAACTGATGTTGCTGATCCTGTAACTGTAAGTCCATTACCACTTAAGGTAAAATTACCACCACTTGTTATAGATCCATTAGCACCAAAAGTAGAACTTCCATCAACATCTAAATTACCAGGACAAGTAATACCCTTACCAGACTCCATAGTGAGTCCAGTACTATTGAAAGTACCAACTATAGCATTTGTAGTTCCTGTATGTAATTGTACTGAGGAACCTTTAAGATTTAATTGTTTATATGCACTGTTTGTTCTATCATAAGTCTGAATGTTTCCTGTATTTGCATCAGGTTGAGTTATCTCAACACCAACTCCAGTAGTAGGAGTTTGTGTACCTGCAAATCTAGCACCTTGTAAAGTTGCTAATCCACCTGCTGCTAATGTGGTAGATGCCTCTACACCAATACTACTTACCCATGCATCCTTAGCATCAATAAAGTTCCAAGTTATATGTGGACTAGAATCAATCGTAACACCAGCACCATCAGCAGCTGCATCATTAGCTACTCCTTTGGCTATAGTAATGTTTTTGTCAGTTACGTCAAGTGTGGCAGTATTGACCGTTGTAGTAGTCCCTGTCACTTGAAGGTTGCCACTTATCGTAAGAGTTCCTGCACCACTGTTAGCGTTGATTGTGAAGGCATTAGGGACTGCTAGAGTACCACCAGTATATGCATTAGATCCATCATGCTTCAAATAAGTAGAAGCAGCACCATCTACTGTTGTTTTTTGACTCCAAAAATCCTGAGCAAGCAGGTTGATTTCTGCTCTCTGTTGCTCAAAAGTAAAATTGGTTGCTACATTTCTTTGTGGCATTGGATTGATCCTCTAATTAGTATGATGCTACTGCTCTTAAGTCTTGTATTTTTGGAACGAAAGCAGGGTTACGAGATTTCATAATAACTTTCACAGCAAATGATGAAAACTCAGGAAGATCTTCAACGCTGTAACTCAACTCTTGATAAGATGATTGCTTCTCAGTGATGCCACTGATAGAGTTCTCTGAGGTAGCAATCGTATCAGTATCGGGAGTACCTGTTGTATTAAAGTATACCCATTCAATATCCTCAAAGTTCTCCTGAGATGAAGATTTCTTTATCCTATATAGGAGTCCTATGTTACCAATATCACTAGTATTAGCAGTAATCTTGACATTGATTCCTGTTGCAGGATTCTCAATAGCAACCTCCTTAGTTACATACTTAGCGATATTAGAACTGTCCTTAGACTTGGCATCAGAAACATAATCAATACCATTAGTATAAGTTACTTTAGATACTTGAATAAATGCTTCTTCTCCTGCTGTTTGGCTAGTATATGAAAGAACATCATCAACACGGAAAATATCTACAGATTGAGCATCTACAGATGAATTTCTAGCAAACACACCACCACCAGACTTACTATTATAATCATTACTTAATGGTTGCTTATCATTAATAACTGTTAATTCACCAGCCTTATTATCCCAAAGAACAATAGCACCATCAATTTTATTATCATAAGTATTTGCAAAGGCATCAGGACTTCTTGCAATTACTTTAGTAATAGCTGTGGTATTTGGGAAAGTAGGAATTATCTGTGTTATATCAGCATTAGATACTGTAACTTTAGGAGTAGTGGGAGTACCTGCATCTGGGTTAAGAGCAGTCTGATTACTAAACTTTAATCCTTCTCCAGGAGTAAACGTATTAGTTGTCTTAACATTAACTGTTAACTCAGAGCCATTAATCTTAACAATACTTCCAGAAGCATTACTGGTCATACCAGTAACAGTTTGCAATCCTGAAATCTTAGTAGCATCAGTAGTTACAGTAGTAGAAGTAGTGTTTGTTATTGTAAAAGAATATACAGGATAGAACTTAAGAACCTGATCTCTGCGACCAAACCTATCTTCTTGTCCCTTAGCATACTCAACTCTATTAGAAATAGTCTTTAAAGAAGCCCTAGACAAATCAACTAATGGAGATAGATGAGAAACAGTACTTGAAAGATCCAACTTATATTCTAATGATCTAGAAAGATTATTAACTGTTTGATTAATTCTTGATGCAATAACTTTTTGATTAACGAAGAAGAAATCTTCATTTAGGAAAGTCTTTTCATACTCAGATTGAGAATATGAAGTAAACGTACCAACATTGTCATCTACAGGTGCAACATTGGTTGTCTTAATAGTAGCATCAATCTTAGTTTGACTAAAAGTAATATTAGGAACAATAGCATGTAGTTTTTCAAACTTCCTGTTATATGATGCTAATACACCTGTACCACCACCAAATGAATTTGATGCTGCCCTATTTAATGATGTAATGTTATAGCTATCAACACCAGTATTTGTTACTTGATATAGTTCTGTATTTAATTTAGACGCTGTTATTCCACCAACATCAACTGTTCCTTTAAAGAACACATGAGATTTACCATCAGAACTAAATCCATTATCAGAATGATTAACTTTTACATTAAAGTTATTATTCTTAAAGAGAGAAGATGTAGCACCAGTATTTGATCCAGCGTTAGTTTCTATTGGATTAACATCAAGTGCTTCATATCCAAGATTTTCATTGGTAAGAATAAGTGATGCTGTTCTAGTAACATCAAATTCAGCACGATATAACTTAAACTTAAGATCTTCAAATAGATCCTCTGTCCAAGCATTAGTATTCTGAGACTTAAAGAGAGAACCTAATGCAGGTTGTGTTGTGACAGTTGTGCTAGTGGCAATCTCTGTCTCACCCAACTTAGAAGCCCATACAAGGTAATCAATAGAGTCTGTCTCAAGAACAACAGCATATTCAGTATCATTCTGTAGATAGACAGGATAATCAAATTTAAAGTTAGTTGGAGTTGTAGAATTAACAACTGTAGTTGTTGAATCATCAATAGCAACACCCATTCTTACTGCTGGGCTATCAATAGTAATAGAAGATTCAATTGTTGCACCAGAATTTCCTGTTCCCGTTCCTATAATAACAACAGCAGGAGGTTCTGTATACTCTGAACCAGAAAGAACTATCTCAGAGTGATACACCTTACCACCAGAAACTCTTACTGTTGCAGTAGCAGTACCACCACCAGGGTTCTGAGGACTCTCAATTGTAACAATTGCAGAATCATAAGCAGATCCAGTTGCAGTAACTTTAAGATCTGTTACTCTACCAGAATCTTTTGCTATCTTAAGAGTATTAGTTGTATTATTAGTATTATTAGCAAGAGTCAAAGATGGAATCGTTAAGTTCTCATCTTGTTGGAATGAAACACCAGTATGATTGTTAAGAACTAATGTATATACTTGATCACTTAATAGAGTAAATACACCAGCAGAAGATGCTGTTAATTCAAGACCATTCTTATCAAAAACTCTAGAAATAGGACCAGAAGCATTTGATGTCGCACCAGTTACTTTCTCTGCCTTAGTTACACTAAGAGTAGCACTAGCAATAACTCTCAGATAAGTATCAGGTGTAAGAACCTTCTGTGTTCCTGGAATAATATTCTTACCAGGCTTACCATTATCCAAGTCAGTTAGATAAACCCTAATAGGAATCTTATCACTCTTAGTAGAGAAGAATAAATCTACACCAGTTGTAAAGACTCCACCATCATAATTCTCAACTTTAAATGTTTGAGCAAGAGGATTTGGTCTAATTGGATTTGATGTATTACTTGCAGTTAACTGAGTTCCTTCATTAGATTTGAAGTAAGAAGGAGAGGTAGAAATAATTGATGAAGGATTTTCTGGAATTAAACCTGTAGCATAATACTTAACTTCAGAATATGTTTCTACACCATCTTTAGCAGCATCAGTAGAACTTGATGTGAATCTAATTGTCTTAATACCACTTGTAAATCTAACTTCACTAGCAGCACTATCATAAAGAACAGTATCAACATTACCAGTCCATGTACTATTCTCTCTAGGAGGTAAACCAGCAGGAATCAATATGATACCACTAGCATTACCATTCTCATCTGTAGTAATTGATCCATTAAATGCAGATAAGGAATTACCAGCAATACCTGTATACCTAGTATCTGGATTAACCCAACGAGAAATATTCTGACCTTCCATGAAGGCATATACTTTTGTGTTAGGCTTGAGTCGGTTAATTACATACTTAACAGGAATACTTCTTGCAAAGAATGATAAGGAAGTAGAAAGGACATTAGATCCAACACCTTTAGTATTAATTCCTTTACCGATCTCATTATTTTGTGGACTAATATTTGAAGAACTAGAAACTGACGCACTAGTAACACTTGAATCTGCAAGACTACTATTAGTATCAGCAAATGATCCAATATTAAAGAAGGCTCTATTCGCACCTATCCAGTTAATCTTATATGAATTATAAAGACTAGAAAGAGATTCCCTAACAGTACTCTTGGCAAGGAAGATAGAATAAAGATTTGTATTATTATCTGTAACCAATGGTTCTGTAGAAGTATCGTACCAAGAATCTACACTAGGTCCAATAAATGAATCACCAACATATTGAAGTACAACAAATGGGTTAGGATTGATAGTCTTAGTTGCAAATGAATTACCAACTAAGTTCAATTCTGTATATGGAAGAGTTATACGATCACCAGTTCTCTCATAACCAGAAGTAGTTCTCTGATCATCTCTAGTATTAACTTCTTCTAACTTCAATGAATCTTCTTTAGATTCAGATCTCAATACTGATTGTTGTGTATCAATAGCACATCTATAATCAGTTGATCTTAAAGATCCAATTCTATGAGCTTCAAAATTATCAACAATAAATCCACTCTTATAACGATTAGCACCAGTACTATCAATAATTTCCATATTGAGTGCTTGCTGCTCAAGTATACTCAATGTTGTATAGTATTCTAATCTTTCAATACGCTTCTCTAGTTTACCAATATCACGCATTGTATAACGCTTATTGTCAACAGGAGTAATTCTTACATCCTTATTTGTTTGTGTATATGCAGGGATATAAACATATGCTAATGGTATAGCATCACTAACAGGATCTGGCTTAGATGGGTTAAGTGAGGAATTTCCTTCTTTAACTATGAAATTGCCTTTCTTATTTAAGAATACACCATCAATACGATCAAGATATTGAGTCTGAGTAAATGAGAATGTATATTCTAATCCAGCATCAGGAGCAGGAGTACTAGAAACAATACCACCAGTACCAGTAAATGATCTAGTAGTCGCTCCACCTAAAAGTGAATTATTCTGGAATCCAGAAATAATAGCATCATTATCTACTTTAGGTCTAAAGTCAAGAACATCTTTCAATGATACATTACCTAATGCAGGTGAATTGTACATTGGAATATCACTAGCACCAACACCAGCTTCATGTAAATATGAATCAACAGTGATAAAATCACCAGCAGTATGATCAAAGTAATCAAAAGCAATCACTAACTTACCAGTTGGTGCTTCAGCACCTGGCTTCAATACAATTCTTGAAACATCATATACAGTATCTCTTTGACCATCATCAAATGTAAACCTATTAGTTACATCAGTACCACTAACAAGAGTACCAGCCTTATCTACAGTAGGAGCATCTGCTGTAGAACCCATATAAACATATCTTAATTTATATACATCAGCATAACTGTATACTGCTGTTGTACTAGTATCATAATCTTTTCCACGGAAAGGAATAATACTATCACCAAAAGAGTCAATAACAACTCTCTTATTAGTAACTGCTGTCTTAAGTCTTGGTTTTGCCTTAGTAACTTCTAATGTAGCTGTTAGTTTCAACGTTGGATACGTTGGGTTTGATGGCATAGTGCCAAAATACGTATCAGGAAGGTTTAAAGTAACACTACCAGAAGTAAGGC